GCGAACAGCGTGTCGATGATGGGCTTCGGCGTCACGCCGAGCCACTGCTCGACGACCTGCCGGTCGTAGTAGCCGGCGTTGTGCCCCACCTTGACCTTCGTCGGGTCGAGGAAGAACTCGCGCAGGATGTCGTGGATCTCGGCCTCGTCCTCGGCCGAGTAGAAGCGCGTGAACCCGTCGCCCGACAGGATGTTGAGCCCCACCACACCGCAGCGCAGCGCCTCGATCTGGCCCTCGCGCAGCGCCCGCCCCTCGTAGTTGAGGTCGGGGTGCGCGATGGCGATGGACCGCACCTGACACGTCAGCGCCTCGATGCCGTCGGTCTCGAGGTCGTAGGCCCAGAACGGAGCGCTGATGTTCGAGAGGAAGCGCCGCAGCTCGTCGGGCGTCGGGTTGAAGTAGCGCACCGGCTCGGTCCACCGGAGCTGACCCGCGAACCAGCGCAGCGCCTTCGAGAGGTCCGCCACCATCGTGGCGCGCCAGCCCGGGCTCTTCTGGACGAAGCCGGGATGCAGGGTGGGGAACACCTTGCGCACCGCTCCGTCGGGCTTCTGCTCGCCCGCCAGCGGCGTCTGCATGAGGGCCTGATAGTGCTCGTCCACCCACACCGGACCACCGCGCAGCGCGAACACCGACTGCGCTTTCGCCGTCAGGGCGTTGGCCGCGGCGCGCCCCAGCGTGATGATGTTCTCGTAACGACTTGTCTCTTCGAGGAGCCTGGGCCGGCAGCACGAGATAGGATCGGGGATGAGGGGTTGCGCTTGTGCGAGACGCCGCCTGTTCTCCTTGTCGAGAGCCTTGGTCAGCTTCTCCCACGCGTTCTTGTCCGTGCCGGCCGAGCACGCGACGACGTGCGTCAGGTCGACGTCGGAGCGCTTCTTACCGGCGGCGAGCAGCGCGAGGTTCCACTCGCCCCCGCTGCGCCCGGACAGCGGGCGGCCGAAGCCGACCTCGTCGTGGCTCGGCATCTCGGCGACGGCGATGACCGTCGCTCCGTCATGCAACTCAGGTGCAACAGGCTGCCAGTGGCCTGAACGGAACGTGCCGTTCGGCCCCAGCGGGCACTCGTCGCAACGAGCGCCGCAGGTTCGTGGGTCGTAGCTCACGGGACCACCTTCGGTGGGTAGAAGACGGCGACCGCAGACGGGAACGGCGCACCGCTCGTGGCGTCCCCGAACTTCAGCCGACCGCGGATGAACGTCACCTTCGCCATCGGGATGATGTAGTCGTGCCACCACGCCGTGTCCGTGCGCGCAGGAAGCAGGCAGACGACGGTCGCGCCGGCCCGGCTCTCCCGATACGCCTTCGCCACCCAGCGCCCGATCTCTCGGCCGTAGGGTGGGTTCATCCAGCACACGTCCTGGCCCCAGTCTTGCGCCAGCCCGTTGTCTTCGCGCGTGAAGTACCGAGCGCACTTCGCGTTGGCGGCGTCCGCGCACACGTCAAGCGTGAACCGGAAGATCTCGTTCCACTGGTCGAAGAACGCCCGAGGCGTCGCCCACTGGTCCGTGGCCGAGGAGAACATGAGGTCGGTGTTCATGGAGCCCCGGTATCCTTACCGGAGCGTCATGGCAAGCGGCTACTTCGAGCCGAAGCGCTGCTTCAGCATGTACAGGTCCTTGATGTTCTTCGTGGACAGGTCGCTCACGAAGTTGCTGAGGCCCGCCGGGTAGGGGCACTCGCCGCTCTCGAGGATGAGCTCGTTGGTGCTCTCGCAGCACTGGATGACGTACTCGGCGATCTTCACCGCGCTCTGGCCCGCGGTGAGCTGCTCGACCTTCGGCATCGCAGCGGCCCACGCCTTGATGGGGTCGAGCTTGTCGCTGCCGTAGTGCGCCGCGATGATCTCCGCCAGAGCGTCGATCTGCCCCGCCTTCTCCTGGTACAGACCCGCGAACAGGTTGTGGTCGCCGTAGAACGACGGGCCACGGGCCTGCCAGTGCAGGGTCCAGTAGAGGTGGTGCGCGGCCCGAAGGTCGGCCCACAGGTTCAGCAGGGCGGAGAGCAGCATGCGAGACTCCTACTTCTGGCCTGTACGGGTGAGGGGGTTGGTCCAGACCAAGTCATACCGCTTCATCGCTGCGTCGAGGTCTTCTTGGCTGATCGTCCCTGCGCGGAAGCCGTCGATCAAGGCCCGTTCCGCCTCACGCTTCGCGGCGCGAGCCGCCTCGTACTCGGACTCGGAGTCCTCGGACGCGAGGTCTTCGGCGAACCCTCCCGCCGCCATGCCCAAAGGCGCCCCGGCTATCGCTCCTGGGGGCCCGGCAAGGCCGCCGCCGACGGCCGCCCCTAAAGCCGTCCCAGCGGTCCTGTAGAACTGCTTGGTGCTCTTAGTCGCCGCTTCAGCGCTCCTGGCCCTGTCATAGGCACGACGAACGCGAGCCACGAGCTCGTCAGCGGGCGACGCGGCCGGAGCGGGAGCCGGGGGTTGAGGAGCGTAGTACTCGGCAGTCATCCCCTCGGGGACACCGCGGACGGTTCCCTGTGGGCCGGCGTCGGGTGCCGCAACGCGCGGGGGCGCGGCGACACGGCTCTCGCCGGCGATGATCTCAGTCGCGTAAGGATCGTTGCCGGTGGTCGCCTTGAACCGAGCAGCTTGCTCGTCCTGAGCCGCGCGCCGCATCTTGTCCTTCATGTCGTAGTACTCAGCCATGCGCGGCCTCCAGTCACGACGATGCTATCACAAACGAAGACGCCCCGCCACGAGGGCGGGGCCGAGCTTACGTTCTCGCTGGGACAGAGCTGCAAGGAGTACCTACTCGACGAAGCCGCAGTAGGCACCCGTTGCAGGCCCAGGTCTACGATCCCCTCGTCAGGGGCGGATCAGCGAGCGACGCCGACCGCGGGGGGCGGGGGCAGGCGCAGACCGCCGGCGGGAGCCGGGGCCACGGTGCTGACCGGCGTGCCGGCCGCGGCGGAAGGCGCCGCGGGGATGGCGCCCGGGACGGACGGACGGGTGCCGGCGTCGCGGGACACGGGCTTGGAGCCCGAGGCGACCGCCTTCTCGTACTGCTCCTTCGTGAGGAACTTGTTGATGCGGGCGTAGGAGCCCTGCACGCCCTGCTGGCCGGGCACGAACTCGACGAACGCCTTGCGGCCGCCGTTGCTCTCGGACACGAACCACGCGTCGGAGATCTCGTTGCTCTCGATGTCCTCGGCGCTGAAGCCGAAGCTGGAGAGGATGGTCTTCATGGCGGCGAGGCGGCCGTTGAAGCTCTTCTTCTCGAGGCCCTCGACCGGGAGGTGGAGGAACTCGAACATCTTGAAGCCGTTCGGGAACTCGACGTGGAAGCGACGGGCATCCGCCTTGTCGCCGGCCTTCTGCTCGATCTGGAGGCCGGAGACCTCGTAGTAGCCGGCCTCGGGCTGGGAAGAACCGAGGGTGGAGACGCCCTTGAAGCTGGCGCCGTTGATGCTGAAGGACATGCTGTACCTCACTGACGGTGGTCTTGACGTTGATGATGCCAGAGGATCAGGTTGCGGAAGGGGGCGGCACTGGCACGCCTCCACCCTTCTTGGCCTCTTCCTTGGGCGCGAGGTCGAAGAGGTTCCTCGCCTTGCGCTTCATGAAGGTAGCCCGGGCAATACCGTCTTGGCAAGCCCAACGGAGATGAATCTGCGAAGTCCCGTCGCTGAAGCGGGGGTGCGTGGCCGCGATCTTCTCGATGCTACCGCGCACATCGCCGGTCTCAAAAATCTTCTGAGCCAGCTCCTCGGCCACGTCGTCCTGCCACTCGAGCCCAGGCACGCGAGCCGGGACGTAGCCGCCCGCCGACGCACGCAGGATCTCGCGCAGGTTGCCCGGGGTCTTCGCCCAGCACACGCCCGTCCGGTCGCCCGTCACCCACTCGGGGTTCGTGGGGTCGCAGAAGTAGGTGCCCGGGAACCACGGGTCGGGGTAGGTCGAGTCGACCATCGCGCGCACGTTGATGTCGCACCACGACGGAAGGATCTCGGTCTGCTTCCTCGAGCCCAGGCTCGGGCCGCCCGGCTGGAAGAAGCCGTCGCTGTCCGTGCCCGGGGGGCGCTCGTGGAACGTGAAGACGAGGTGCACGCCCATGTGGCGGGCGAGGCCCGACATCGCCAGCAGGTACTTGTTGAGCTGCTGGTAGGCGTAGAACTTGTCCTTCTTCCCGCTCTTGCCGAGCGGCGCTTCCTCGTGCCAGACGGCGAGGCTGCGGTCGCAGATGTGGCTCGCGTCGTCGACGAACACGGCGCCGTACTGCTTCGCCATCCCGCTGCGCGACAGGTAGTCGAGGAGCCCCACGAGCTCCGGCAGGGTCTGCGGCGGCTCGGGGTGGATGGCGGGGGTGAACCCCAGCTCGTTCTCGGCGACGAGCGCGATGGCGCTCGGCACACCGATGCAGAGCGCGGTCGGGAACGCGGCCAGCACGTCGCTGGTCTTCTTCTTCTTGGGTTTCCCGTACACGGTGATCATCACCGACGGGTGCTGCGTTTCGCTCATGTGGTGGTCTCCGGCCCGTTGATCCACCCCGTCGTAGGGCCACAGACGACGAGGCGCACCCTCAAGCCCGAGGGCCGAGGGAGCAGAGGTTGAGCCCGGCACAGGCTCCGTACCGTCCATAACACGAGAGCTCGTTCTGGGCCTTCGGCCACTCCCACGGATCGGTCGTGAGGTCGAGCTGCGCGATCTGGTGCTCGGCCCACCACAGCCACTTCGCGAAGCCGGCGTCGCGGTGGGGCGTCGAGGGGACCTGCTCGCGCACGACCTTGCCGGGCTGGGTCGAGCTGATGAGGTTGAGCGAGACGCCGCCGAACGCCTCGCCGTAGAGCTGCTTGCCCATGATGCGGAACGCCGCGAAGCCGCCGTCGATGGCGTAGGCTTCGGCGCTGCTCTTGCCGTTCACGCTGGCCTGGTGCTTATGGTCCCAGATGTAGTAGCGACCGGACTTGTCGCGTGTTACGAGGTCGATGCGGCGAGTGAGCGTGATCGGACGCCCATGTTCTCGGTGGTCGGGCATGTGCAGCGGCGTCACCTCGATGCAGGCACCATCAAGGCTCCGCCACTCGCCGCCCCTCTCTTCCCCGACCCACAGACCCCACTGCCCGCGCAGGGTGCCCAGCACCGCGGTGACCGGGGCCTCGACCGCGATGACGTCGCCGGGGCTCTCGGGGAACTTCGCGAGGTAGGCGCGGAACACCTTGAACATCTGCGGCAGCAGCTCGTGGCTGCCGTACTTGTCGCACCACGCCTGCGCCGCGTCCTCGGGGTCCATGAACACGCTGGGGTCGTGGTACATGGTCTCGTCGACCATCACGCCCTGGGGCTGCCCTGCGCCCCAGATGGCGTGCAGATGCGCCTGGAGCGTGTGCCCGATGGATCCCTTGGCGAGCGCCTCGATGGGCGGCGCGAGGTTCGTGCCGTCGATGCGGTAGAGGTAGGCGAAGAGCTGGGGGCACTTCGCGAAGTTGCCGATGCGGCTCCAGCCGCGGCTCGACTTGCCGGCGTCGATGAGCATCTTCATGGCTTCTCCTTCTTGGTGAGGCCCAGGCCCTCATGCAAGTTGCGGATGACGGCACGATAGGCGTCGGCGACAGCGGGGGTGCAGCGCGGCCCGTAGTTCAGGCCGGGCGCGTTGCCGTATCGCTCGTACTGCGCGCGCCAGCACTTGCCGGCCGTCGTGCAGCGAGGGTCAGCACACAATGTCAGCATGGCCTAGTCCTCCTCGTCCATGACGAACAGCTTGCCGACCACGTCGTCCACGAGGGACTCGCGGTCTTCCATGCCGAGCAGCTTCTCGCCCATGCCGTCGAGCTCGTCCGCCTCGAGGAACTGCTCGATGGGACCGAACTTGTCGGTGAGGATCTCGACGACGCGCTCGTCGTAGGTCGCAGACGCGACGACAACCTTCAGCAGCGTGGCCCGTCCGCCATGCCGGTCGAACCGGCCACGCCACTGAAGGAAGTCACCGGGCTTCCACGGAAGCATGGCGAAGATCGCGAGGTCGGCGGTCTGCATCCCGTCCACTGCGATCCCGAAGGCTTGGCCGGTCCCCACCAAACAGCAGGGACCGGCGCTGCTTCGGAACCCGTCGATCATGTCGTTGCGCTCCGGCTCGCTTACGCCGCCGTGCCCAACCCAGACCGTCGCGTTCTTCACCTCGTCGCTGGAGCTCACGACCTTGCGGATCGCGTCGCCCCAGCGCTCGGCTTCCCGGCGGCGTGCAGTGAACACGATGACCTTGCCCCCGCCCTTCAGCCCTTCAAGGACCTCGGCGACGACGTAGCTGCGCTTTCGACTGCTCGCCTCCGCGAGACGCGCCTCAATGAGACGTTCCCGCGCCGGCACATCTTCATACTCACCTCGGGCCTGTCGTGCAAGCTGTTTGATGGCTTGATCGAAGGTCTGTGCGTCATCGTAGCGCTCCGGCTTGTCCTGCGCGGAGACCGGCAGGTAGACGACCTGGATGCGCGTCGGGGGCAGGCTCGAGTGGCTCTCGGTGTAGGGGACCTCGTGCGTGAAGAACGAGCAGCGGGCGCGGAGCTCCTCGATGTTGCTGCTGCCCTTGTCGTCGATGCCGCCGTAGGGGTTCGGCACCGCGTCGCAGTACCGCTCCGCGAAGCGTCGGTAGCTGTGCGCGAAGCCGCCCGGGGTGAGCAGGTCGAGCTGCGCCCAGAGGCGCTTGGGGCGTCCGTCGTCGAGCGGCGTGGCGGTGAGGCCC